CCGGGATGGTCCCGGACGGAAGGATCCACAATAACTTCTTGTGGAGGTCACTCCTATGACAGAAATGACGGTGACAAGCAAACTTGTCACAAAAGAGGAAGTCGGATATTTGGGCTACACAGTCCATACTGAAGACAGACCTCATGATTGGCGAAGAGGCGTCGGATTAAACCGAGGCCAATTAGCTTATCTAGAGGCGAAGAGCACGCAAAACGACGGGTGTTTTGTCCCCGGCCAATATCGTGTAAATCCCTATTCTGTTTGTGGAGGGGCAATTCAAGTAGATGGCATGAGGCACGGCTCTATGTTAAAAGCCGACCTAGGTACCGACCAGTTTTCTTGGCCTGGTATCCCCGCCATGTATCTTGCACTTGCTGGTGAAAGCACGCCTATCTATCTAGTGACTGTTGCATTTATAAACAGCTACTGGTTAAGTTATGGCGGATACAAAGTTGGTGATGTTTACTACCACAATGTATATGCTTTCGGCGACTGGTGGCGTTATGACTTGCCTAACAAGGCTAGTGATAGCGTCATACCCCACACGTCTGACGATTATGAGCAACTCGCCCTTCAAAAGGCATATGGGAAGCTTAGATCGGCAGATTTGGACCTGGGTGAGGATCTCGGAGAAATTCGAGAAACCATCCAGATGCTCAAGGATCCTTTGTCGGGGTTGAGAAAGTTTCTCCTCGATGACAGAAGCCGAAATCTACGACTCCTACTCGCGTTCAAGCGAAAGGATGTACGAGAGCTCAAGCTTTTGACAGGTCGAACTGGTGAGGCTGCATTTGAGTCTTTTGCCAGTACTTGGCTAGAACTTCGTTATGGGTTAAGACCCTTAATAAAGTTGGTTCAAAATGTTATTGAACGCGTTAGGGACAAGAATGTCGAGGTACTGGATCCGGATAGAATCCGTTCAGTACGAACTCGTCTGACTTTTGGGCCGATTGAAACTATGGCTTGGAGTCAAGCTACGTATGGTGGCGTTGCCAACATACGGAGTAAGTTCCTTGTAGAGGATACCTATTACGCATCAGCGTCTGTGCAGTATAAACAGACGTCTGAGCAAGGGTATCTTGACGCGCTGGGGCTAACCCCTCGGTTTCTACCAGAGACTGCCTGGGCTTTAACCGGGTGCTCGTTTGTGGCTGATTGGATCTTTAGTATAGGTCCATGGCTTGCAACTCTACGGATAAACCCAGATATTACAGTACTGGGAAATACCACAGGTTTCAAGCATCACCGTAAGGTTAGTGTTATCACAACACAGATGGGGACTACGAATACGTACCCAAATGTGCCGTGGACAACGCTGAAGGACGTACATCCTCCAGGGGCCGATGCATGCATCGTCACTGAGAAGTACGACCGCAGGGTCAATGTTGACCTGTCTTACCTGCCACATTTCACTTGGGGACGCACCCTCGACCTTTTCAAGGCTGTGGATGCTCTCCTTATCCTTTGGCAATTCGCCAAAATTAAATAAAGAGGTAAATATAATGACAATTTCTGCATTATCTCTAATGAAGAATGCCACTGGTGGGACAACTACTGGTGGTACTGCCATGGCTTTATCAAGCGATGGTCAAGAAGTGAAAAACGGAGTTCATGTGGCTGATATGGATGAGACGAACTTTATCGTCCGTACCAATCTCACATTGAAAACCCGTAACCCTCAGAGACAATCCGATGGATCGTACTCGAAGGCCAAGAGGTTCGCCACAATTGTAGTTCCTAAAGAACTCGCTTCTGGTGAAGTAGTTTTCAACCTTGTTAGGATTGAAACCGAGATTCACCCAGAGTCGACAAGTGCCGAGCAGACTAATCTGCATATGCTTGGTGCCCAAATCTTTACGGACTCGGACCTCACTGCGTTTCTGACGAATGGATCGCTGGCTTAACCGCCTGCTTTCATTCAGATGTATTCCTACATCGTAAGGTGCCTCGTAATACTGAGTGTACCTGTCAGGGCCATCGGCGCCAGCATAAGCTGGTGTCGTAAAATTCTACACTGGGAGAACCCATGTCGAACGAAAAACGTAGTACTGCGTATGGAGATCGCCGCGTTTTTAATAGCGGCGATGCTGCTCGTAAAATTTACGGCAATCTTCTACGAGATTTCAAAGCTTCTACAAGAGGCGCTAAACTGGGTGCAGAAGTACTTTTAATGAGTGCTGAAGGGGTTAAACAATTTCGGGCTCTTCCTGAGCGAGAACTTGGTTTGATCCCTGTAGGCCGATTTAAACGTATCAAGCAACTAGAAGCGTTACTTAAGAAGTTCCGGTTTAGCACTGATGCCTTTACTGATGAAGAGCTGACGGAGAAGACGGTTAACGCCTTCCTATCTGATCAGCTACGTTTACATGCGCCTCTCCCGTTGAAATTGACGGGGAAGATGGTTCTAAAACGTGCGCGGTTAATCGCGCGTCGGATCCTGGGTGAATATCCAGGCGATGAAGTGATCGAGAATGTGCAATTCGGAAAGAAGTCCTCCATTGGATGTCCTCTCAGCCTAGCATACATAGATATTAAACTGTCTATGAAGGAGGCATTCACGGGGACGAGGGAAACTGTCAAGCATTTCCTTGGCCAGGTATTACCTGGGGATCATATCCTGCAAAGGATACTCGCAAACCATAACTATGGTGAGCTCAAGGAGCAGTTGAATTTCACTCATCTTAATCTAGTTGAGGTTCCAAAAACCTGGAAGAGTTACCGGCTTATTACACCGCTGACACTAATAGGGTTGTTTTTCTCCTATGGTGTTGGCCGGGTAGTACAAAGCCGGCTCAAAGATGCAGGGTTAGATATCGGGACGTTACAGTTCCGACATCGAAGACTGGTAAAACAGTATTCGAGGTCGCGTTCACACGCGACTGCTGACTTGTCAGCGGCTTCAGATAGTATTACCTCTGAACTGCTGAATCGCATTCTACCACGCCCGTGGTACAACGCGCTTAAGAAGACTTTTGTCCGTGAGTTAGATATTCACGGTAAGAGGTTTTCCACGGCGTCTGTATTGCCAATGGGTAATGGTGCAACTTTTCCAACTGAGACTCTTGTCTTCTATTGCATCATTAAAGCAATAGGAGAGCTCGCTGGGGTTAGAGGGACATACTCTGTGTACGGGGATGATTTAATCTACCCGTCAAAGCTTCATAAGTACGTAACTGCTGTTTTTCCGCAGTTACATTTGAAGCTCAACATGGACAAAACCTTCGTTACTTACCCGTTTCGCGAGTCCTGCGGCTCAGATTTCTACCGCGGACAAGATGTACGCCCACACTTTATAAAGGGTGAAGCTGAGAAGCTGACTTCGGTCCGCTATCAAGCATTCCTTTATAAGGCCTACAATGGTTTGACAGCCCGCTGGAATCCCCTAGAAATTCGGGAGACTTTAACGTGGATACTGTCAGAACTAGCTATGACTTCGCAAGCGATTCTTCGCGTGCCGCCTTCTTTCCCAGATTATTCCGGGTTGAAGGTTAAGTCGTGGCAAGAAAGACCGTTGGGTTATGACCTTTTACCTTGGAGTCCCATCGTTGTCCAATATAGACGAGCGCCTGCGCAGTTTAACGCGCATGATGCCGGCTATGGATCGCGATGGTTTCAGTTTAAGTTTCTGACTGAAACCCCCAAAAAGCGTGTGGTTTTAACTACAGAGCCGTATTATTGGCTCTCGCTTCAGGGACTCAACGACGAGATTCTCGCCGACGAGTATGGACGGTTTTCTCAGTTTCTAGACGGCAATATGTTCTCTGCCGCCCAAGCTGCGAATAAACTTCTCTCTATGGGTTCCATACCAAAAGAGAGACCAAAGGTTGCGCTTACCTGGCAGAAGATTGTTAAGAAAACAACATTCTATGTCAATAAGCGTAAGGTTGTGAAGAAGCGTACGAAATACACGCCTGTGGTGCCTGCCCGTAAGGGTGGCACTGTCTCCACAGCAACAACTAGGACGGAATCAATCTCCGATTGGTTCTAAGAGGGATTCGTCCCTTGGGACAATGCG